TTGCTGCGTGGCCTGTGTGATGCAGATGGCTCAGTTGATAGCACTGGGCGGCGTTGCTGCTACAGCACCACTAGCCCCCGTTTGGCCGGAGATTTCTGCAATCTAGTCCGGAGCCTGGGGGGCTGGGCGAACAAGCATGAGTTTGATCGCACTGCTGAGGGTAAGACCGTCGAGTATGAAGTTCGATTTGTTCTTGCTGGTGCATTCAGCCCCGATGGTCCCAAAGGCCAGCGCCTAACCGAGAGGCGATCAAAGCTGCCCCATCGTCGTGTTGTTTCCGTAGAGCCCTGTGGAGAGAGTGAGGCTACCTGTATCTCAGTTGCCCACCCATCCAAGCTCTACATTACCGAGGAGTACATCCCCACCCACAACAGCACCCTGGCCTACGCGGAGAACGTTTGGTGCTCCACCGGCCAAAAGCACTGGACCAACCGGCGTGGCAACGTCGTGGTGCTCTCGACGGGCCACCAAACCTACTCCACCAAGGTCTTTCGCTCCAAGCTCATCGATGGGGAGGACGGCGACCCCCTCACCCCGATGATTCCCGAGGGCGGGAAGTGGTTCCACTCCTTTGATCAGCGCGGTTTCATCATCCGGGTGGCGTGTCCGCCCTGTGCGGGCCTGGGCCGCCCACGAGAGTGCACCCACACCCGAAACATCACCTGCTTGAGTGCCGAATCCGGGGTCGAGCGCCTCATGGGCTATACCGCCCGACTTGGCCACATCGACGAGCACATCGACTTTGACCAGTACAAAGAGCTGAAGCAGCGACTCCGGCGCGGTGGGGCCGATGGGCGGATGATGATTACGGCCACCCCCCTGGCGGGCCAGAGCTGGGAAATCACCGATCTGCTCGAGCTTTGGAAGCACGCCCCCGAGAACAACTGGCTCGACGTGACGGACCACGCCAAAGGTCCATATGTGGACGTGTTCCAGTTCAGCCAGTACGAGGTTGGGTTCCGTTCCAAGGGCGAAATCGAGGGCGACCGCGCCCGAATGAGTGAGGCGGAGTTCCTGGTTCGCGTCATGGGCGAGCCCATGGTTATAGCGGACAACCCCGTCTTCAACCTGAAGCTCCTCGACCAGCAGCAGAAAGAGAACGTGACGGCCCCGGCTTGCTTCTCCATCGACATCCGGGAGGGCTCCAAGGTCGGAATCGACACCCTCGAGCGGGTGGACGAAATCATGCTCCTTCCCGAGGCCCCAGAGAAGCCCGAGCGCTTTGAGGGGCTCAAGGTCTGGGCTCACCCCGAGCGAGATGCGCAGTACGTCATCGGGGTAGACTCCGCCGCGGGAGTCAGTTCCACCCGACGCGACGCTTCAGCCGCCTACGTGTTCCGCGTTCTGGCCAACGTCGACGGGGCCATCGACCTAGATATGGTTGCAGCCTGGCACTCCTACGACGATGTCTACTCCTATGCAGAGAAGATGAAGCTGGTGGGGATCTACTACAACACCGCGCTCATCATCCCCGAGGTCACGGGCATTGGCATCCCCTTCATGCAGGCCTTGGTGCGGCGGCTTTGGTACCCCAACGTGTGGCAGGGCGAGAATACCGCGGACCAAGCCCGGGCAGACTACGACTCCCGCTTCGGCATGGTCACGAATGCACAGTCGAAGCCAAACATGGTCACGGCCCTGAAGCGCTACATCGACATGAAGCGCATCAAGATTAGGGATCAAGCCGCAATCAGAGAATGTCAGGCATTCCATCAGACCCCCTCCCAGTCCGGACTATCCTATCGCTATGAAGGCGCGGGCGGGGAGCACGACGACCGAGTCATGGCGATGTGCTTCGTGGCCTACGCCTGTGTGAACTTCAGCCCCCAGGTCCTCTCGATGAATTTGCCACCCCTGCCACCGGCTGAGGAGCCCCCGCCCGAGGGCGTCGTCAACACCAAGTCGCCCAAGAGGGGCGGAGGATGGTCCCCATGGTAGCACAACTAGTCGTAATCTTAGGCCTGGGCATGCTAGTCGCCCTCATAGGGATGCTCTATCTGCTCCACCGCTCCCTGAAGGACATGCGCTCCCTAGCGGAGCAGGCCCTCCTGACCAGCAAAGCGGTCAGCGCAAGAGACCTCGCCGAAGCGAAGGAGTACTCCGAAGATGCGCGCTTCAGCCGGGAAATCTCCAAGGCCGAGACGGGCCCCTCAATCGCTACCATCTCCCAACCCGAGGAGACGTACACCACCCCGGAGGGCGTGACCCTCAAGGTGCTAAAGCCGTTCCTCTAGCGGGCTAGACACAACGCAAGATTCGTGCCACAATACCCCAGGATGGCCGACCATAACGACATTCTCGCCCTTCTCGATTCGATTCCCTACGAGAAGCGGAAAGACCCGACCACGGCGCGCAAGATTGCGGAGCTAATCGCGACTAAGGCCGCGATGAAGCAAGAGGCCTCAATCCGGTTCCAAGAGAAGTCCGTCGAGCTGAACGAGAAGATGTTCAAGCCCCAGATGGATGAGCAGAAGGACGAGCAGGCAGAACAGCAGCAGGGCGCCCCCCAGGGGATGGCGCCTAGCGCTCAGGATGTCGCGGCCAATCCCAACATCGGCGAGTTGATGTAATGTCCGCTTTCGCAGAGAACACCTCCAGCCCTGATCCGTTTGGAATCGCCGATGGTTTCGCGGCCACTCCGCCCGACCCCTCTCCGCCCGATCCCGAGAACCAAGCTCTAGCGGACCGGATCAAGTCAATGTTCCTGGCGTCCTATAACGCCCGGATGACGAAGACCCTCACCGACAACCTCTATCTGGCCGCAATCATGGGCGACGCTTTCCTCGCGGTCGACCCCAACACGAACCAGCTCTACCGCATCCTCGACAGCACCCAGTCGCAGTACGCGAGCCAAAACAACCAGCTCATCACGACCTACCTCGCGCTGTGGGGCAAGCTCACCGCCCAGCAGCCAGACTTCCAGGTCCAGCCAGGCGTGAGTGGGGGCATCAGCGACCAGTACGGCGCCCGCGCCGCAGAGCGCTTCATCGAATATTACCGCACCAGCCGCAACACTAAAGCCATCATCAACCAGGCCAAGTCCTGCGCGATTTGGTCCAACTACGGTGGCCTCATCGAACTGCTCTGGGACCCCCAGGGTGGCACCGACTTCGCCCACTGCGAGAGCTGCGGCTATAGCTCAGAAGATTGCGACCTCGACGGCGCCCCCTGTCCCTACTGCGAACAGTCGCACCAGATGTTTCAGCAGGCGCAGCAGGGCTATCAGCAGGCCGTATCGCAGGGCGCCCAGCCCCCGGTTCCCCCGCCCCAGCAGCCCCCGCCCCCGGGCGTGATGCAGTGCGTCAACCGCGGTGGCCCCGCCCTCCGTGAGGTGGACCCCCGCAACACCTTCTTCCAACCTGGCATCAACAAGTTCGACTGGATGCAGTGGTACATCACCCGCGAGCCGGTTCCGGTGGCGCTCGCCCGCTCGTGGTTCCCCGAGACCGGACTAGAGCTACACGCAGAGCCAGAGGTCTATCCGTCCCATGGCGCCCAGTGGACCCTGAACGCTGACACCGACGACTTCATCAATGAGCAACTCCAGGACCACCTCTATCTCTATCGCTACGTTGAGCGCTCCTCGGGGCTTCATCCTAATGGCCGCGTCATCGTCATGGCGAACAACCGCATCATCAGCCAGTCGCCGGGCTACTTCAAAGACTTCGGGCGGCTCCCCCTGTTCCGCTTTGGTTGGATCCCGCGCGAGGGCACGCCCTACTTCCGCCCCCCGACCGCCGACGCGTGGCACCGCCAGCGCGAGCTGAACCGCCTCGAGACCCAGAAGGCCGAGCACACCGCGCTGCTGGCGCGCACCAAGGTCATCATCCCGTACGGAAGCCGCATTGCCGCGGACGAGGTCAGCGCCCAGAGCGCTCAGGTGCTGATGCCGCCCGGCCATATGGCGGAGCACATCCGTTACCTCGCCCCGCCCCAGATGGGCAGCGACATCTACGCCCGCTCCGACCAGCTCGTGGGCGACATCCGCTCCATGTTTGCGGTCACG